TACATTTATATTGAAAAATGATGGAAGTGTATGGTCATGTGGTTTAAATAATTATGGACAATTAGGTTTAGATGATAATTTTGATAAGTTAATATTTACTAAGATTAATATTGAAAATATTAAAAATGGAATATCTAGTGGTGATTCTACATTTCTACTAAAAAATGATGGAGCTTTATACTCATGTGGGATGAATACTAGTGGTCAATTAGGTTTAGGTGATACTACTAATAGAAATGTATTTACTAAAGTTAATATAGAACTAAAAAATAATTTCACAGAATATGCAAACAATTATAAAATCGTATTAGGAGATACTTCTTTCATATTAAAGAATGACAATACTTTATGGGGTAGTGGTAGTAGTTCCTATGGTCAATTAGGTTTAGGTGATACTGCTGGCAAAAGAATATTTACTAGAATGAATGTGGAAAATATAAAAGATGTTGTATGTGGGATAAGGCATGTGGTTGTATTGAAAAATGATGGGACTGTGTGGAGTACAGGTCTTAATTCTAATGGTCAATTAGGTTTGGGTGATACTACTAATAGAAATGTGTTTACTAAAGTTGATATTAATAATGTAAAAAAAGTTATATGTGGCTGGAACCACACAGTTATATTAAAAAATGACAATACTGTGTGGAGTACAGGTCTTAATTCTAATGGTCAATTAGGTTTGGGTGATACTACTAATAGAAATGTGTTTACTAAAGTTGATATTGATAATGTAAAAGAAATTATATGTGGTATGTATCACACATTTATATTAAAAGAAGATGGGAGTATTTGGAGTACAGGAAGTAATAGTTATGGAGAGTTAGGCTTAGGTGATATTGCACAAAGAAATATATTTACAAAGGTTGATATTGATAATGTTAAAAAGATTGCTTGTGGACAGGCATACACATTCATAATTAAAAATGATGGTACAGTATATTCATGTGGGAATAATGGTAGTGGACAACTAGGTTTAGGTGACACTACTAATAGAAATGTATTTACTAAAGTTAATATAGATAATGTAAAAGAAGTCATATGTGCTAGTAATCATACATTTATATTAAAAGAAGATGGGAGTGTTTGGAGTACAGGAAATAATGGTTATAGTCAACTTTGTTTAGGTGATAATACACAGAGAACTACATTTACAAAAGTTGATATAGATAATATAAAAGAAATTGCTTGTAGCGATTCTGTTACTTTTGTAATTAAAAATGATGGTGCTATTTTCAGTGTAGGATATAATGGTTATGGGCAACTTGGTTTAGGAGTAAGTGATGGTTCTGTAAATGAAATTACTAAAATAGAAGGACATTACCTTTATAGATTTGACACTTTGAATAATTATACATTAAACAATAATTTTAATCTGATAAATAACAAATATATAATACCATCACGAAGTGATATAAATTATAGAAACGTTCTAGGCTCTGTATATAAAGAAAAATATGATATAGATAATGACAGAATAGAATTACAAGAAAACATAAAAGAATTTTGGATGTCAAAGACTCATTCATTGATTGTAAATACTTCTGGAGAATTATTTGGATGTGGTGACAATACATATGGTCAGTTATTAAACCCAAGAACAACAGCTCTATTGACAAGCTTTACTAAACTAGATTTTGCAGATATAAGACAAGCTTCATGTGGCGTTGGATTCTCATATTTTCTGAAAAATGATGGTACTCTGTATTCAGCAGGATTAAATTCAGAATACCAACTAGGGCTAGGTCACAACAACGAGGTAAATGAATTACAAAGAGTAAATATATCTAATGTAAAGAAAGTAATGTGTGATGATAAGTTTACTTTAGTATTATTAAATGATAACTCTGTATGGGGGCAAGGACTTAATAGATTTGGTAATTTTGGATTAGGCCAAGCTTCTGCAAATACTATAATAAAAACATTTACTAAACTAGATGTAGATGTGGAAGATGTAGAGATAGGTGGAGATTATATCTCTTTTAGAAAATTAGATAAATCACTTTGGATTTGCGGTAAAATAAGAGATTGTTACAATATGAACTCTAATAATCCATATATATTTAATAAAGTTCAAATACCAGCAGAATTTAATAATGATTTACTTTGGTTAGACGCTGGAAGAGATGAAACTTTATTTATGAATTACCAAGCACCTACAACAAAACCATCAATAGAAATATCAGAGAAAACTATATCTGGTATAAAATTAAAAGTTAATGATTCAAATGATGAAATTGATAAGATTGAGATGTATTTAAACAATGAGTTAATACATTCAAAAAATGAATTTATCAATAATTTTGTGCTGTTCACTATTCCATTAGAAAAACTAAATCTTGGTATAAATAATATATATTTTAAAGCTAATACTTCATTTGGAGACAATATGTATCTAGGGGCAACAATTAATAAAGAGAATAATTCTATAAATATTTCAGAAGGAGCTAATCTATTTATTAAGAATAAAAAGTATAACATAAATTCTTTAACAAATAGTGCAGATGGTAAACTTGTAATAACATTAGATAGAGCATTAGAAGATAATATAAGCGTAGGAGATATAATTTATCAACTTATAAATCAACTAAAAGTTCAAGTTAAAACAAATAACACAGGTATGCACAAAGATATGAATTTATTAGAAATGAAAAAAGTTGACACAGGGTATCAAGAGGTTTATGAGTTAGAAGAAAAAGGAATGACACAAGTAGAACCTAAAATTATAGTTGAAAAAGGCGATAATTGGACAGCGATAAAAAGACCATCTATGATATTCAGTATAGATGAGGAAACACTTTAAGAGGTGATTAAATGCTAAATATAAATGAAGAAAAAATTGAAAAGCTCAAACAAAAAAAGGCTTTAAATAATTTAAATACAAGTCAAGAAACGCAAGATAATGACATAACAGATTTAATGTTAGCAACTGCTGAAATATGTGAAATGGTATTAAGTAGTCAACAGACATCTACTATGTCATTAAAAAATATAAAATTAAATGAAGGAGGAAGTAGCATGGCAGCAATTTATGTAGGATTGATAGAAAGAGGTTTGAAAACAATTGAACAAGTACCTATAAAATACCGAGAAGAAGTAAGAAAAATGTGTGAAGCACTAGAGATTTCATTATCATAGAACTATAAGAGTTCTTTTTTTATGTTCAAAATGGAGAGTTACTAATGTAGCTCTCTAAATAAAGAAGAAGGTGATAAATTGTTAAATGAAGAGGTAGTAAAAAAATTAAAGAATGTACCTAGTAACACTAATAGTGAAATTGGAAAAGTTAATACAAATATAGAAACTGCTAAAACAGAGTTGAATACTAAAATAGGAAATACAATTCTGCTTAATACGACAGATAAAACAAATCTTGTAAATTCAGTGAATGAATTAGTAGATAAGCAAAACGATATAGAAAATCTCGAGGAAATTGACAATATAAAATGTAATACTGATACAGGAGAATATACTATAGAAAATAGTAAAAAAGGTTATCTAACTAATTTCCATATAGAAGGAAAGACACTAGTTAATTTGGCTAATCCAAATAACATAACTATAACAGAAGGTTTACGATATTTAAATCCATTTAGATATATTGAAAAAGGAAAACAATACACTTTTATTAATTTAAGTAATAAAGAAATATATTATTTCCATAATAATGTAATCAAATTTAAAATGAATCCAAATAGTAAAACTTTATACACTATAGACATAGATATAACTGATGCTAATTGTCTTTGTGTCGCTCATAGTATAAAAGGATGGGGAGAGACTGATGCAGATAAACAAGAGTTTACTAAATCTGTAATGATTTTAGAAGGTGATTATACTAGTGAAAATATTTCTTACTTTGAAAGATTACAAAGTGTTGGTCAAGGAGATAATACAGAGCTTCTAACATTTAAAAATAGCGAAAATAATTTATTTGATAAAAATGGAAATTTTAGAGATAATTATATTCTGCAATATGTGAATGGCGAGGAACTTATTTCCGAAACTAGTAATCATAAATACACATTAGACTATATAGAAATAGAAGCAGACACAGGGTATACTTTTTATAATTGTAGTAGAAATATTTGTTGGTATGATATAAATAAAAGTTTCATACCAGCATCATTAAACGAAAGAATAATAGGAGATAAAGATATTTTTTATATTGCTAGAAGCCCTAAAAATGCAAAGTATCTAAGAGTTACTATAATAAAAGATTTACATGATAATGGGAATAAAACAATTATAACTAAAGGAAATAAATATGATAAAAAGACAATTTTATATACATTAAGAAGTTTACCAAATGGAGTAAAAGATGAAATAGTTTATAAAAATAATAAATATTACTTAATAAAAAGATGTGAGGAACATACTTATAATGATATTGGAAATCTTAATTTATCACATGTATATGATAATACTCTGCAATTTATGGGAACATTAACTCCTCGAGCTGTTGTAGATAGTTTAGACACAGCATATGTTTTATGTAATAATTTAAATGGAAAAAGTAGAAATGATTTTAACAATAATGACACAGAGGGATGCTCAACTACTGGTAGTGGTGATATAGCATTTAAAATATTAAAAAGTAAACTTACTACACAAGATGGAAATGGGTTTAGTGAATGGATAAAAAATAATCTAGTAACTATCATCTATCAACTTGCAAAACCACAAGAAATTGAATTAACATCACTAAATTTAGAACAATATAATAATCAAACTAAATTTATTTGCAACACAGGTATTGTGATACCAGATGTTAGTTTTGAAAGTACACAAAATTTAGGAAGTCATATAGAAGTTATCAGAAATAATATAAAAAATTACAATGTTAGAACTGATTTTCCATTTTCAATAAACTTTCTTAATGGGTGGCAGCCATATCTTGGATATGCTAGTTCTGTTGGAAACTATTGCACAAATAATAACTTTGTAACAATTAATGCAACTATTAATGGAGGTGTTACAACGGCAGGGACTATCATTGGAAAGATACCTTCAAAATATGCACCTCGTAAAGGCATAATAGTAATATTTCGAACAACAGATGGAAAGTATTATAACGGAATCATCCGTACAAATGGAGAAATTGAGATATATTATAATGATATAACTTATCGTAGTTGGTTGTATTTATATGTAAACTATTTAATTTAGAAAGGAAAAATAAGATGGATATAGAAAAGAAAATAGAAATTTTAATAGAATATGGATTTGAGAATGATTTAAATAATATAGAGAATTACTTTATTGCAGAGGGTAAAAAAATATTTACTCCAGTGATAAAAAACGGAGAGCTAATTAAAACAGGAGAACAGGTTTATAATGAGTGGATAGAATTACAAAATAATCCACCTAAACCAAGCATAGAGGAAATAAATGCGGATAAAATTACAATTTTAATAGAAAATCAAAAACAGCAAGACAGTTTATTAGTAGATAATGCTTATAGAATTGCTATGTTAGAACTTAATACAAATAACGTGTTATAAAAATAAATAAAACTAGGAGGTAGTAACATGTATAATATTTTAAAAAGAATGATTGAACAAAAGAATTATGAAACTAAAGAAGAGTTACAGACTAAGTTAGATGTATTTTATGCATTAAATAGAATTAAAGGAAATGAATACACAGAATTAACAAATTTATTAAATAAAGAAAGTACACTAGTAGAACCAAAAATATGAAAGGTTCTTTTTTTATTAAAAAAATTAGGAGGAAATGAGAAATATGGAAAATTATTTTACAGCAATTAAATTATTAGTAACAACTATAAGTGCTTATGTATCTGCAAAGCTTGGTATATTAGCACCATTAATCCTTTTATTGTTAATAGAAATGGTAGCAGACTATGTGTCTGCATTATTAGCAGCTAAAGTAGAAAAGCTGAATAATCCCAATAATCCAAAATTTGGATGGAGTAGTAAAAAAGGGGCATTAGGAATATTCAAAAAGCTAGGTTATGGTCTAGCTGTTGTAGTTGGTATGTCTATAGACTATTTAATAGTTGTATTAACTAAAGAGTTGGGCATTACAATAAATGTAGATACATTTTTTGGACTATTAACAACGATATGGTTAATTCTAAATGAACTACTATCTATAACAGAAAATTTATATAGAGCAGATGTTAGACTTCCAAGTTTTTTGCAATCAATTGTACTTATTTTAAAAAAGAATGTTGAAACAAAAATTAATTTAGAAAATGCAGAAAAGAGAGGGGAATAAATATGAATTATAATATATTAAATATTCATGGTGGACATAATCCCAAAGGGAAAATTGCTTGCGGAGCTACTGGGCTGATAGATGAAAGTTTAGAGGATAGAAAAGTAAAAGATGAAGTTGTATCTATATTAAGAGCTAATAGCAAAACTGTGTATGACTGTACCGTTGAAAATGGAACATCTAAAACAGATGTTCTGAAAAAAATAGTATCTAAATGTAATTCTCATAAAGTTGATTTAGACATATCCATACATTTTAATAGTGGAGCTAAGGACGAAAAAGGCAATGGGAAAACTACAGGAGTAGAAGTTTTTATATATAATGAAAAAACTAGAGAAGTAGCAACTAAAATATGTGAAAGTATATCTAAATTAGGATTTAAAAATAGAGGTGTTAAAATTGATAAAGACTTGTATGTTTTAAGAAATACAAAAGCTCCAGCTATATTAATTGAATGTTGTTTTGTTGACGATAGAGATGATGTAGAGTTATATAATTACAAGAGCATGTCAAAAGCAATAGTAGAAGCTATTTTAAATAAAAAAATAAATAATGGAGGGAAAAAAATGCATAAATATACTATAGTATATGAAGGTGAAATTGATAAAATATCAGCAACAATTATGAGTTGGAACTTCAAAGAAAATGAATGTAAGGTTTGTGATATAAAAGATTACGTACCAGGTCAGACAGAAAATTTATATGTTGTAGGTGGTGGAGCATGTGAAAAGATAGGTTCTATTACTAAAGAACATTATTCTAAAATAGAAGGAAAAGATAGATTTGATACTATTAAAAAAGTACTATCATTCGTAGGCAAGTAAAATATAATAATAAATATTATATCCAAATTTAACTTGAAATATAATACATAATATTAGGAGGGTACAATATGTTAGACATACAAAAATATCAACTTTTCAATGGGGAATGTATTGAGGTAATGGATACAATAAAAGATAAGTCGGTTGACTTAATTCTATGTGACCCTCCATATGGGACAACTGCTTGCAAGTGGGATAGTATTATAAATTTAGAAGAAATGTGGAAACAATATAATAGAATAATAAAAAATAATGGGGCTATAGTTTTATTTTCAGCTCAACCATTTACTACAAAATTAATTTCATCTAATTTAAAAAATTATAAATATAGCTGGTATTGGATTAAAAATACAAAAACAGGATTTGCATTTTGCAAATATCAACCATTAAGATGTGTGGAGGATATAAATATTTTTTATAAAGATGCACCATTATACATTCCACAAGGTCTTAAAAAAATTAAACCAATTAAAAAATTCAAAAAAGAAGGAGACCAAGGAGAAGTATATCACGGTGGATTAACTGGTAAGGAATATATACAAGAATACACAAATTATCCTAATCATGCATTGTATTTTAATAAAGAAGTTAATTGTATCCATCCAACTCAAAAACCAGTTGATTTATTAGAATATTTAATAAAAACATATACAAAAGAAAATGAGATTATATTAGACAATTGCTTTGGAAGTGGTGCGACTGGTGTTGCTTGTGCAAATACTAGAAGAAAATTTATAGGCATAGAACTAGATAAAAATTATTTTAAGCAAGGTAAAAATAGAATAGAAAGAGCATACAAAGAAAATTTATAAAAAAAGAAGGTAACAGTCAAAAGCTGTTACCTTCTTTTTTTATGCTTAAATTTCATAATTAAGATGTTAGAAGTTAGCTATATAAAGTATTGAAGGGTGTTTTCTAAGTGTCTTAAAAACGATTTTAAAAGGTCTTTTTATAATAATATTTTTGTACTAATATTATATTGCCATCAGGT